GTTTCCATAAATATATTACCATCATCGTCTTTAGTAATCCCATCATAATTAGTTAAACTATCTAAAACACTATTAAACAAAGCTTCTTCCATTTCTTGGTTATTAGGAAGTAGTTTTTGATAAGAATTTGCAAATCCTTCGTTTAACTTTTTCAAATCTATATTCCAAAAATTAGCTAATTGTTGAGGACCAGATTTAACAAGTCCAGCAACTTTTTGTTTTAATAAAGGTTGCATGGCTTTTTTCATAGCCTCAACGTTTAGTTTTTTTCTTAGAGAAGTTTTAGTATATCCTGCGTTTAGATTTTCTGTAACTATCATATCTTCTACCCAATAGTCGTCTGAAATTATTCCTTTTTGATTTAAAATACCTAATCCATCTCCTTCTGGAGTTTGACCTTGGGGTACTAATTTCTTAATAGTTTCATTAACAACTTGAGGAACAGATGAAACAAATCCAAAATCTTTACCTTCTCCAGTTCTAGCATTAAAAGCTCTAGCACTCATTATTTTTTCTCTATAAGGTCCTTCAGCCATCACCCCATCTTTTAATTCATGTTCATAGCCAGAAACCTTTATCATTACATCATTTTTTTCTTCATCATATACTATTTCAAAATTAGCGTCATCATACACTCCTCCTAAAGCGTTAACAAAATATTGATTGTTTGCTATTTCATTTTCATCATTTCCTATAATAGTAATAGCTGATCCAATGGTTGGAGCTTTTTCTTCCCAATAAGAACCTAATGCAGTAAAATTAGTTATAGTATTTTTTGTTAATGCTAATAAATCATAATAATCTGATACTGCTTTTTGAGCTGATTTTCTTTTTTCTTTATCTCCATGCTGTGTTTTTAAATAAACTTGAGCTTGTGTAGCAATATCTAATCTTTTATGTAAAGTAGCTTCTAGTTGATCTTGAACAGCTGAGGTTTGAGGAATAGTATTAAGATCACTCATTTGCTGTAAGTTCCACAAATCTGCATTTGTTTGAACTAGTTGCATTCTATCTATTAAAGCTTGATTTTCTTTATCTTCTAATTCTTTTTCTCTTTTTCTTTCCGCCTCTTGTAATTGTCTTAATTTATCTCCTTGTTGTAATACGTTTACCATTGCAGATGCAGGAGGTGCTACTTGTCCTCTACCCCCTGTTGGTTGAGAGTAAGCTCCATAGTCAACGTTAGGTAGTGTAACTCCTGGTAAAGGGTAGCTTGATTGTGCTTTTGTTGCCATAATTTATTTTATTTATTTATCCTTCGTCGTAGTCATAATAATACGAATTGGGGTCGCTTAAACTTGCGTAATCATCATCTTCTTCTCCTGCGTTCAAGTCTGGACTTACGGAATTATTCCCGGCCGCTATCCCCCCCCGATTAAACCTCCTATACCTCCTACTACTTGTCCTACTGAATTATACATTTGAGCTTCTGCTTGAGCCTCTGCTGCTCTAGTTGCTCTTAAATCTTGTTGAGCATTATCTAACATGCCTGCTGTTCTATTAAGTTCAGCTACTTCTCTTTGTTCTTGAGTACCAAACATAAACTGTTTACCCATTACACCAGCTGATTGTAATCTTTGTTCTTCTTGCATTTTCATTTGATTCAATCTTTCTTCTCCTTGTGCGTAAAGTTTTTGGTTTTGAGCTTCTTGTAATTGAATACTACTAGAAACCTGTTTTTTACTTTGTAAAGCCGCTTGAGCTAAAGCTGTAGCTCCACCAGCACTAGCACCTGTAGATCGTAAAGTATCTAAAGTGTTAGCTAAAGATATATCTGCTTGTTCTGCTTGAAATTTAGCTGCTTCTGTGGCAACACCTAAATTAGCATAGGTATTAGATAATTGTCCACTTGTATCTGTTACATCCGCATATGGATTAATAATAGGTTGTCTGCTATTTTCTAATGCATCCAACTCACCTTCAAGACGAACTTTTTCATTTTGCGCTCTTCTTCTATCGTCTCTCGCTCTTCTTTGTGCGGCGCCTGCTCCCATGATGCCAATTGCTCCACTGACTACTCCTGATGCTGCTCCCATATTTATGAATATTTATATATTATGTTGTGTTTTTTATCTAACACTTTATAGTTTAATTTTATAGCTTTTTTTAACATGTTATCATTAGATGTAGTAGCCCAAACAAGTTTACAACCTTTGCTTAAAGCTTCTTCTACCATATGATCTATTAATGTTATTATTAAAGCATTTCTGTCTTTTTTCTTATAATTTATATTAGAAATAATAAAATCAAGATAAGCAATTTTTGAATTAGTATAATATACATATCCTGCTGCTACCTTAATATTATTATTAATAATTACGTAACCTTTTTTAGGTAAACATTCTTTGTCTGGAATATTTAAACCCCAGTCTTCCCACCAATTAATGATTTCATTATCACTAATAGTGTTGAATTTATTTATTTTCATTTAATTTAATATGATGATTGTACAAACTCTGTAGATACTGCAAATAATTCATTAGTTTGAGTAGCTCCTGCAGTATTAGTAGCTGTAAATTTAGCTATTCCATAGAATCCTTTTATTCCAGAAATATCTTTTCCATAAATCACCTCTCCTTGATTTACAGTACTTGTATTTATTAAGTTTGCAAAATATTTATTTTCTTTTGCTTTAAATTCATTTTTTAATAAAGCAGTTTCCATAGCTGCTAAGGTCGTTGGTGTTGTATAAATCCCTATTGCATTAGCAGAATCACTAGCTGTAGTAAAAGAATCTAACGCCCAATTACTATCTCCTTCATAATTAATAGTTTTAAATGTTTTACTTAAAGAAGGTTGTATATTAAAAATAGACGTAACATCTGATAAATTATTAGCTCCATAAAAAGAAGCTCTATTAGAAGTTTCGGAATAGTGTTTCCATAAATCTCCATCTAAATCAAAAGTATAAAATTTATTATCTAAACTAAACATTTGAGAAGGAACATAGCTATAAAAACTTGTCCACCCTCTAGTTTGTTCATCAAAAGATAATGTCACAGCATTAGCTCCAGTAGATCTATTTATAGTAGGTTGAATAGAAATAGTGTAACATTTGTTATGTATATCCCATCCTCCTATTACTTTACCTGATACTCCTAAATTAGCAACATTTAATTGATCTCTAAAAAAATCATACATTCCATAATTAGATATTTCAGTTAATCCATCTTGAGACAAACGCATTACAGAACCTTTATTAGCATCGCTAAAATATTTTCTATATCCATATACTGCGAAAGATTCAGGATTTGTAGCTATTCCAAACTCCCCTGCGTATGGTTGAATTTGACCTATAACTAAATTGGTACTAGTAGTTACTGGTTGACCTTCTGCTGAATAAATAGCATCTTTATCAATTAAAGCTCTATTTACTTTATATTCTTGAAATATAACAAGATTAGTATCTTCAGCATATAGTTTTTGTATAGTTCCTTTTCCTGGATCAACTGTTCTAGTAATATCATTAGCAACTGAAAACTGATTAGTTTCATTAATATCAGTTCTTGAATTAAATATACCAGAATAAATAATAGTATTATTAAAAGCTTCTTGATATTTATCATCTGTGCTTAAATAAGCTCTTGGTGCTAACCCAGAAAACTTAGCATTATAATCTCCTTTTATTCTTGATTCTTCTACAAACCAATCATATTGAGCATTTGCTGTATTACTATTAATTTTTTTAAGTATATACGTGTTATAATACTTTACATTTAATGTTGTTGCCATATTTTATAATCACTTGTTTATCTTAATGTTTACTAAGCTCCAGGCCACCCACTTGTTTTGTACCACCAATCAGTTACAAATGGTGGAGATCCAGTTGCAGGTTGAACTGGTTTAGGATCAACTGGGGCTGCAGGAGTCGCAGCATTAACATCATAATATATTTCAATTCCTGCTCCTCCATTACATGTATTTAAGCTAGTAAATGCTATTTTATTATTTATCCATACACAATTTCCAAAATCATAAGCAGCACCACTAGAATCTGTCCCTTTATCTCCTGGAACTACTCCGTCAGTAATTTGTTGAGCAGTAGGATTAAAAGGTTGTAATGTACCAATTAATTGCCACGTGGTAGTAGTACCACTATAACTCATATTAACTGCTGCTCCTAAAGCAGCTGTACCATCACCTTTTGCTGGAGAATTAGAATTTTGAGTATTTTCTCCATTCCAAGTTACTTGAAAACTAGAAAGAGCAGTAACTGTACTATCACCTGGTCTAAATACATTACCAATCTTTACATATATATTTATTGGTACACCAGCATTATATTCCCAATTTCCAATTTCTCCAACCCATGTAGGTAGAACTGGAGTAGAATATTGAGTATCACATCCTGCATACATGTTCACCGCTGGTCCATTAAATTCATTAGCAGTTGCGGCAGGATTATTATTATAAAAGTTAATTCTTACCCCTGTATATCTAGCAGCTTTAGGAGTCCATTGTACTGTAATAGTTTCACTAGCTCCCGTAGAATTTAAATCAGTTAGTTTCATTATTAGTTCTTGAAGAGTAGCTTCATATTGAGAATTATAAGTAGATAAGTTTCTATTTACTTTAACACCATAAAAATTAGTATTACTTCCCGTAGTACACGTTGTTTGATTTTGAGCTGTTTGCTCTTGTATTAACATATAATAATCAATATCAGTTGACGTGGGTTCTCCAGTAGGATTTTGACCTGTTATATAATCTCCCCATACACCTAAAGTATTTTGATATCTAAATGATTCAATAGACCATTGTATATCTTGAGTTCTTTGACATGGATTAGCACTTCCATTGTATCCTTTTAATACTCCTGGTCCATTTCCTGGGCCTGGACTTAATCCTCCTGGAGGAGTATATCCTACATAATTTAATATTTCTTTATCAGCTATTTCTGGAGCTGGAGCTAAAGATAAATCACATATAGGTTTATCATTAATTAAAGTACGTGTGATAGTTTGATAAGAAACATTACCATCGTTTTGAGTGAATTCAATCTTTATTTGATATTTTTCTAAATACTCAAAGTTAATTAAACAAGCTCTTTCTGCTCCTACTTTTAACTGTAAGTAAAAACCTCCTCCTCCAGCGCTTACAATATTAAATAAGGATATACTAGGTAAGGCGGGTTGACCATCAGAATCATGAATAAGAGTTTCTACAACAGAAGCTGTACTTGTAGTATCATTACCTTGAGGAGTTACAGGCCAAAATGTAGTTGTAATTTGAGTATTACCAGCATCTCCCTCATTGAACAACCAAGTAAAAGGAGATATTCCTGTTATTCGAGTTCCCTCAGATGTTATTGCATAATTTAAATCAGATATTAAACCACTTGTAGAAGTTTCCCAAAATAAATCTAATTGAGAAACTACAGGTGCAGTTTCATATACAGATAATCTCATATATGCTGGGTAATCTGGTCTTCCTGCTACTGCGGCTGTATTAAAAGACGTTTGTATTAATCCAATACTTTTTTGAGTATTAACTTTAGCAATAAAAGGTTTTGAATCGACATCATAAATAGCGTTAGTATTTAATTTATTATCAGTACCTGTTGGTGCAGCAGCATAAGTTATATCAGGAAATACATCTTTTATTCCTCCAATTAATTCTACGCCATCAGGATTTATATTAGGAGAATATTGAGCGTTTCCTGGAGTAGTTTCTTCATTTGTTACTCTTCCCCAACACATTAAATCACTGTTAAATTGTGTGTCCTGATTACTTACGTTTTTTAACTGTCTAGGAACTTTATTTATATTATCATGTGTTAATACCATAAAAGCAGTACTACCTACTTCAGTTGTATTATCGCCAATAGGATAACCATCTATGATTCCAGGTAAATATACGTTATAAAACTCTTGTTGTTGTTGTTTTACTACTAATCTATAAGAATAAAACCCCATTTCATTAATAGCATATACATAGTTAGTATAATCGTCAGCTATTACAGGTTCTGGATATACAGTGCTAGCTAGAGTTAAGAACATATAACTGTCAGCTATTTCCTCATAAGTATAAATATTAAGAATATTATTTAACTCTGGATCTACTTGTCTTTCTATTTTAACATAATCCTGATATTTTCCTCTTAATTCTTTTCCTACTGCAAACAAATCTTTTGATGTTATTAAATCAGCAGCAGCATCTCCAGTAGTAGGAATATATGATAATGTATAATAATATTCACCACTTGTAGTATCTGTATTGTATTTTAATTCTGCTTTTATTTGTTGATTTAAAGGCAATGCAGTATTTAAAGTAACTTTTAATCTACCGTTAGTTGGATCTGTTGGTGTAGAAGATGCAGCAGCTGTATATGTAGCTGGAGCAATAACAACCCATCCTGATCCATCGTTAGAATATAAATTAAAAGTATTAGCAGCTGCTTGAGTATCAGTATAATTAATGCTTCCGAAAAAATATCCTAAATCTGCAGTTAAACTACCAGTGAATAAAGTAAGAACTACATTTGTACTACCTCCTATTACAGTTCCCGCAGCAATAGTAAAAGTATCTCCTGCTATATAACCTGTTCCTGCTGTTGCTAAAGTTACACTAGTTACAGCATTACCAGTAATAGTTATTTCAAAACTTGCTCCTGATCCTGCTGAAGAACTTGTAGTCCAACCTGTAGTAGTACCAGGAGTTCCTGAATAATCCCCATTTGTTCCATCAGAAGTATTAGTAGTAACGTTTGCAACTGCTAAAGTAGTTATTCTTGATCCTGTAGTATCTAAGATTTGAGTTGAATAATTTTTAAAATAAGAATATGGTGCTCCACTAGGAACTGCTACTGTATATTGTTCTGGAACAGCATATAATCCCGCATTATTTCCATTTACATTTATAGCACTATCAAATCTTACAGATAATTGCTCACCTTGCCATCCAGACAACGTACTAGCATTTTCTACTGGTCTATAGTTAGAAAAATAATTAGATCCTTCTGTAGGTTCTCCTCCTGCTACTAATACATTGTCTTTTGAAGAAAGTATAACATCTGTTTGTCTTCCCCATTTATCTGCTAAAATTACTCCTACTTGGTAATTTCTATTTTCTTTTACAGAATGTTGAGGATATTCTTCATATTCTTGATTATCTTTATCTTTCTTGTCTACCGCATAATCTAATCCTAAAGGAGCGTTATAACCCTGTATAAAGTTTCCATACATTACTCTATTACCTGCGATTTCTTGAGATAAAGCTCTTACTGGAACTTTATCATAAACTCTAGTAGTTTCATCAGTAGGTAAAGTTTTATAAGGAATAGTAGATTGGTAAGTATATTGATAAACATTAGTGTTATTAAGATTAGATATAAAGGTAGTATCTACAGGTACACTTTGTAATACCCTGTAAGTTAAAGAATCAGATTCTTTATATATAATATCTATTTCTTGTATTTTATAATCATTTATAATATCTAAAGAAGGGAGTTCAATATTTAATATAACATTGTTAATATTATTTTGCATAAACTCTACTATTGTAGATGTCATTGTGTCATCTTCATCTTCATTAACAAACTTTCCTTCTTGTTGAGGAACAAAACACTCTTGTGTAAATGGAGCAATAAGAGAATATTCACCATCATTATATTTAAATCTATAACTAAATCTTATAAATTTATCTTTCATTAGTTCGGGATCACCTTGCCAACCTTTAAAACCAGAATCTTTTATTACTCTAACCGCTCTTCCTTGAAGATTAGAACTAGATGCTTGATTACTCGGTGCAGATCCACTGTCTAAAATTTGAAAATATTTATCTACTCCTTTAATCCAAAATTCTCCATGTGTATTAATGTTTTGAAAATCTGCTACATCACTAGTAGCTATTCTTTCTCCAGAAGGTAAAGCATTAAAGCCTAAACTGTTGTTTGTTATAAGAGATGTAGCTGTCCAATATGCTGTTGATTTAATATCTGCTACTGTTCGTCCACCAGCTGTAGTATAAGTCTTAAGAGCAGTATAATTAGCTTCAGTAGCTAAAGTATATCCATAAGGGGCTAAGTTTCTTGAATCTTCTACAGCCCATTTATTATATAATTTTCCATATATAGCTCCATTATCATAATCATTATTATAATAACACCATGCTCCTACCTGTCTAGTATTTGCATTTACCCAATCTGCCCATGTAGTTGCGTGTTCTATTAAATCTCCATTTCTATATCTAGTTACATTTAAATTAACTGTTGCCCAATTTAATGCGTCTATTAATATAGTAGGAACAGCAGTTTCATCACTCATTGTACTTGGAAGAGTAGAACTAACACTTCTTAAATCTACTAATCTTGGTGCTTCATATGGAGAATATTTACAAACAGTTATATCTGATTCATCAGTGTAATAAGTTTTCCCAGAACCACTAGGGCTTGCTGTTTGAACATTAATAACTCTTGGTTGATTTCTATTATCTGTCCAAAATAAAAGATTTTCTAATAAATTTACTCCATGTATAGGAGCTTGAGTAGAAAAATTAAGAAAATGACCTTCTACTAAAACATCTGGGGTATTTGACCCTGAACTAGGTGACCATCTACATATTTGACAAGTATTAGTAGTGGCAATATCTTGACTTAATGTTCCTGAAAAATCTGTTAAAAAATAGTATATAAATCCACCAGCTTGATCCACATAGTTACCTATAGTTTCTAAAGAACCAGCACTAGAAAACACAGCTTCATTACCTAAAATTGCTTCTAAAGCTCCTACGTCTTGGTTTTCAGATCTAGAAACTGCAATATTATTAGCATCTCTGTATTCATTATTTGGAATTAGTCTATCATCTAAGTCTTTATTCATTTTAGACTTAATGAAACTATTTTTATTTTCTGCCATACTTAATTTTTAATCCACTTAGATTTGTTACGCATAACTTGTACTATTTCATCTAATTTAATATTAGATAATCTAATTTTAGCATTTCTTAATTTAGCTGCTTTTTCTTTTTTAAGTCTCATAACAACATATTCAGGTTGATTAATTCTACCAGCTATAATTGAATACATTATATAAGAATACATAGCATCTTCTACCATCTTAGGTACTCTACTATCTAAATCATAAGCTAATCCATCTGATATATACTCAAATACAATCATTAAATTAGCTAAATTACTAGAAAAAGATAATTTATTCTCTCTTTCGTTTATATTAAACCAACCATTCATTTGAGCAGCAGATGGTTCTAATCCATATCTTTGGCCCCATCCATATCCAGTTCCTAATCCCCAACCATATCCATAGCCATACCAATCTGGATTTACTCCGTCATTAATATCATCATTAGTTAGTTGATTATTAATTAAATCAGTATTAGCTTTATGCCACCTTTCTTGTGTTATAGATGTACCTTCCATATCATTACCAAAATTATCTGTAGTTGGTATTCCTTCATCATCTTGAAGTTGAGTATAATATGGACTAGTTGTTATATTATTAGTAGGATATATAATATGTTGAACTCCTAATTTATCAATCCATGAACATCTTACGTAGTTAACATAATCTTGAGGTAATACTAATGTTAAACTAGGAGGAATAGTTAATTCTGAGGATTTAATACTTTTTAAAGTGTCATAACTAAATTCTTGCATTGCTCTTTTAGCGTGAAAAATAACGTCTGTTCTTTTAACATTTGGAATTAATTTATCTTTGCCTACATAACCTACTAAAAAATTATTTACAATATCATTTAATTTTATATATTTATAACTACCATAGTTATCCTCTACTGCTTCACCAAATGCTTTTTCAGCGTCTGTATTTCCGTATTTACCTCCTGTTAGAGATTTTAATTGAACTACTAAAAACGTATTAGCAGCTAAAACACCTGTTATTTCAATAGTGTTATTAGTAACAGTATAAGCTGAGGTATATTCTGTCCAACTACTAGGAGTACCAGTAGCACTAGTATATATTTTAAAATTATTTAAAGCATAATCAGCTGTAGTAGGATCCCAATTACCTAAATATAAATCTGTATCAAAGGTGGTAACAAAGGTTTGATTAGGAAGAGCTGAATCAGTACTTCTAAAATCCTGTGAACCTGCGTAATATTGCTGCGCTGTTTCTTTTATTAACCCGTCATTAGGCGGTTTTATTATACTTGCCATAATTTATTATTGTTTTTCATTTATTTCATTAGCTGCTAATTCTCGTGAAGCTGCTTCAACCACCATTGGATCTTTTATTGTTACTCCTGCATATTTTAATACTTCTAATATTACAGTACTTTGTTCTGATATATCTAATTCAAAATCTACAGAACTAGTAGAATCGTAAACATAATAACCTGTTGCTGAAGAAAAATTCCAAACAACATCATTAGGTTTTCTTAAATACGACATAGTAATATCAGAAACTATATTTTGTGGATATATTATTATATTTCCATTTTCATACAAATAAACTGGAAAATATGTAGAAGGTTTAGTTATAGTTGACATGTTCATTTGAGCTAATTCATTTCTTTGAATTGCTTGTACTTCTTTATCTGTTTTATATAAAACTGTTCCTAATTTATAAAAATTTTCTGGATACAAAGTTACAACTAAAGTAGAACCTGCCGCAATAGCTCCTGTGGTTAAATTAAATATTCCACCAGTAATATTATAATTAGCATAATCTACGCTATTTAGTTTTACTACTACTGTACTTGTTTCTACTTGTGCTTGTGTTATAGTTGTGAGAGTATAAGCCGTTTGGCCATTAACGGTAGCAAAGGTTTGTGTACCGCTGGCAACTCCTGAAGTTGTTGGAGTTGTAAAATAATCTTCGCTGCTAGCTACAGCTGTATAAGTTCCTGTACCTAATACTTTAAATATATCTAGTTTTTCTTGAACTGTTTTGTATCTGTCTCCATATTCACTTTCGTTTTGAGGAAGACGCATTTGTTGATTTAACGTTTCAAAATAGCTTTCAAATATTTCTAATTGAACTTGAGTAGCAATTTTATTAAACTCATCTGGAGTTAAATAACCTCTTTGTTCTTTATTTATTATTAATAAGACTGTTTTGTAAACCTTATCTACGTTTATAGCCATTTATATTTTTTTAAAATTATAGTATGGGGTCCGAAGACCCCTACTATATTATTATAATTACAGGTATTTATAGTTTTTTATCTATAGATCTGTAAATTTCCACTCCTTCGTCGGTCTTAAAAAATGCCGCCATTGCTGAGTATGGATTTTCATCAAAAGGTACAGTCATAAGTTTTCTACCATTAGAACCCCATGTGAATGATCTTTGATCTTGAGATAGCTTTATAATACCCAATTCAGTTGCTCTAATAGCAACGTTTCTCAATTGAACATTTTCATCTTTAACTAATTCAATAAACACATATGGATTAGATCTAGCGTAAATTAGTAAATCTCTTCTTAATTCTTTAGAAGACATCCCATTTACTCTTGATCCTATTTCTACACGTAGTATTGCTTCAGCCATATCTATACCAATTTCTCTAGCTAAATTCAAAGCAGTTACTTGCATATTAAGTACTTCTAATTCATCTGTTGCTTCTTCAACCGCATCAAATTCTGTATAAAGATTTTTTCTCAACGGGTGATAAAGAGACAATAATTTTTGTAAATTTTGTTTTTCTTTAGGCACCGCTAATACTCCATCTTTAAAAATAATATGACCTAATGTTGCTTCACCGCTTTGTTCATCTACAAAAGGAGAATCGTGATTAGTAGCATATCTAAGTTCTCTTTGTTTACCATTCTTTTCATCAAAATACAATAAAGCATGTTTTCTAGTATGTTTAGATGGTATTGTATATGTTAAAGGAGACTTATTATCTTGAAGAAAATATCTTCTATCTTTTATTTCCCATTTAGGAGCTTGAGGTTTTTTAACCTCTATTTCTTTTTTTACTTGTACTGGTTTTTCAACCACTACATCTTTTTCTTTTTTTGACATAATATAATATAATTAAATAGTTAAAGGTATATGGGCGCCGAAGCGCCCTTACCTTATAAATCAACTACAAACCTTTGAATAATACAAAGTTGTTAGCTGCTTGAGTTACTAGACATCTTTCTGATAAGAAGTTAACTTCCATAGCATCAAGAGTAGAAGTGTAAGCACCGCCAACAGAACCTGTTAACCATGATTTCATTCTTCTATCATCAGCTTGAGAAGCTCTATATCTTACATGTAAGAAAGGTCTTCTGATGTTTGTTCCAAGAATTTGGTCATAAACAGTAGAAGTTCCTGCAGGTATTAATACACCTTCAATTGAACTAACACCTGTCATTGCACCTCTTGTAGAAGCATCATTTAAGTATTTCCAATCAGTTTTATAGAAGTCATAAGAACCTCTTCTAAAACCAGAGAAACCTAAATTCAACGCCATTTCTTCAGAATTTTCAAATAAACCGAATGCAGTACCGCCAGCATAACCACCTGAGATTTGCGCAAGCATATCATCAAAGTCAAGAGCAGTTTGTCTTTGTAAGAAAAGCATGTTTTCTTCAATAGCACCCTGAGTATCTAAATTTTTAAGAATAGCATCAAACGAATCAATACCAGCTGAAGCAGTAAACCCAGTGTTTACATTACCTCTATCAGAGATAGCAGCAAATAAACCTTGTGTTCCTACGCCAACATTAGCAGAACCAATTGCAGCAGAACCAGCAGCAGCTTTTTCTCCTTCAACCATTGCCATTTCTAAATTGTCTTCAAATCTTAGTCTTGTTTCAGACTCAGCTTTTAGATACCATAAGTATCCTGAAGTACCATCTTCTGTAGCAACTTCTACCCAACCAATCTGCGCAGTGTCAGAACCAGAAACAACATATTTGCTTCTAATTATAATTGGTGAGTTAGAATATTGTTGGAAAGCAGGATCAACACTGATCCAACCGCCGTCATTACCAATAGCACCTAAAGTATCACTAGCATTTCCTACTGATGATCCTTTTAGGAATTCAGATCCATAAACAAAGATCTTACCTGTAGTGGAAAATCCTTGTAAATCCGCAGCCGTATATGGTAATACAGCTAACACACCTGTTGATGTTTGACTTGTATCTACATAAGCTTTGATTTCTTTTCCAGCATCGTCCATAATAACGATAGTACTCCTTGGAGATACTACGTTTTTAATATCTGCGCTAGCATTTGCTAAACCAGATGCTGCAGTAGGAATAGTTACTGTATTTCCACCGACACCATTGTCGATTTCGCAATCATCATAAGCTATATGTAATCTATTTTGTTCAGACCAAATGACCTGATCAGACGTCATCGGCATTTCAGCTCCTACCATTCGTAAGAATCCAGATAAAGTTCTATTACCATATCTTTCAACTTCTTGTTCATAAATTTCAGGCAAATATTGTTGCGCGAAATCAGCGAATGTTCCAGCTGTAGCCGAGTCTGTCCATTGTAGGTAGTTACTATCAAGTAACTCCTGTTTTTGTGATGGGACTATTTTCCCAAATTGTGGACTTAAACTCATTTTTTTAAATAGTTTTAATTGTTAAATTTCCTTGTTTTTATTCTTAGTTTTGAAGCATCAGCACCACTTATGGCTTTAACTTTAATACCACCAACAAAAACATCTCCTGAAGCTTCTTGTCTAGGTTCAGTACTTAAATTTTTAGTTTTAGCAACTAAATCTTTAGTAGCATCCGCCTTTCCTTGCTCATAAAAATGTTTAGCAATAGTATCAGAATTTCTAGCAGCATACATGGCCTTATGATATCCCTGTGGATCAACTAATAGTCCCTTTTCATCCAAGAACGTCTTGACAAAAGGAGTTATATCTGTTTGTTTTTCCACTATTTCGTTTGGATTTCTTACTCCGTATCTAAATTTTTTCTCACCTACTTTAAAATCAAAACCTTTGAATTCATCAGTAAAAGTATCTTTAGTTACTTTTTGAAAAACCTCTCTTTGCTTAGATAGTGTTTTCTGATCTTCATTATAGCGATTGAAAAAATCTATAGCATTTTGCTGATCTTTATTTACGTTAGGTCTCAACTTGATTTCATCGTAATATTTAGTTTTAAGATCATTTAAATAACTTTTGGCTTTTCCAACCTCTTCTTTATACGCGAGTTTTTTCTTTCTCACATCGCGTTCTTCGTCTACGTTTTCGTCTATTTTAAAATTATCTTCTAATAAAAAGTTAACTTCATCATAAGTTAAATGTGGACGAGTATTTTTATAATATTCTCGTAATAACGCTTCATTATCAACTTTTTCATAATCAGCGTTTAATCTTACATAATCTTCTACCGTTCCTCCAGTTTCTTCCATAAATGAAACAAGTTTTTCTACGTTTTCAGGTAGTTGTTTCATTGGTTGTTTTACTGGTTTTGCTTCTTCTTTTACTTTATTTTCTTCTTTCTTCTTTTCTGCTTTCTTTTCTTCTTCAGTTATTGGTATTTCTTCAATAACATTTTCAGTGGTCCCTTCGTGTGTTTGTCCCACTTCTTGCAGTCCCATCTCGGGTCCTTCTTCGCGTAACACGCTTTCCTCTGTCTTTTGTTTTTGAACGGCATCTTTGTTTTCTGTTTTAGTTAAATCAACTTTAATTGGTTCAGAAGCTTTTTTTACTGCTTCCATATCAATTTTAACTGTTTCTTCTGGAACTGTTAATTTTTTAGGTACTCTTTTCTTTTTTATTTTAAAGTCACCTTCTTGTTTAACAGGTTCATTTGTTTTTGTTTTTTCTGACATAATATAATATAATTAAATAATTAATAAATAATTTAACGTGGTTCAAATTGTTCTAATCCAAATCCACCTAACGAATCAAAACCTGCAGATTCAAAATCAGTAGGCAAAGCATTGTTTTGTCTTTGCTGTATTAATTGAGATTCTTGTGATCCTTGCATTTTAATTCTGTTATCTTTTCTATTTTCAATTTCTTTTTCTTTTTTACCTTCTGCTCCAGCTTTTATTTCAGCTAACTGTACATTATAACCAAATTCTTCAGCCATTAATTCTTTTTTAATTGAGGCTTCTGTTTGCATTCTTTGAATTTCAAATTGAGATTTAGCTTGCTCTATTTGAACTTCTGTTTCAGCTAAAGCTTGTTGTTTTTGCATTTCTGCTAAAGTTGCTTGTTCGGCTGCTTTTGCATTTGCAGCCGCTTGAGCTTGTATATTAGCTTGTTGTTGAGCTTGATCTTTTTCTAATTTTTGCTTACGTTTTTGTTTTAATAATTGATTAGCAAGTTTTAAGTTTTTAACCTGCCTTACATCAATAGCATCATCTAAATCAATACCTCCAGAAGATAGTGCTACTTGAATATTTTGTTCAAGCATCATTTTTTGTTCTTCATCTGGCTCTAATTCTAAGAATATTCCAAAATCTTGTAAGGTTTTTTCTTTTAATTCTTCTAATGTTCCAGTGTTATATGCAGAAATTGAATCCATTAATGCAGCTCTAGTTAAAGGATATTGTAATACATCTGCAATTCTTAATGAAATATTTTCACATATTCTTAATGTAATATATAAACTAGATTTCATTAAATGTCTTAACGCAGTGTTAGAATTAGCAGCTGCAAGTTTTTGTATTCCTACTAAAGCTTTAACGTCTGGAGTACTAGCATCTGTAGCTTCATTTAATCCGGTCACATCTCTTATCATTTGTAGATAGTATTGATATGTTTGAATTAAACTAGCTATTTTTTGTCCTCCTGAAGAAGTTTGTAATTCTTGAATAGGAACTTTACCTCTATTTATATCTCCTTCTTGTGTCATGGATCTTCCTACAATACTACCAGTTTGGAAATACATGTTTAATGCTTCAGCTGGATTATAATTAGTTCCATTACCTAAATCAACTTCAGCTAGTCCATCTACATCTACAAAAACCCCATCAGGTACCATACGAGATAATACTTGTTGTAGTTTTAAGTGAGTTAATTGTATCATATCAGCAAATCCTGTTATTCTACTAACTGTTGATTCAATCATACCTTTGTATATATGAGGAGCACAAATACAATAATTCATGTTAACTCTACTTACATTAGATGTAGGTCTAGTCATGTTTTCTGCTAATTTCCATTCAAGCATCATTTCATGACCTAAAATTTTAGCTCCACTGTATAAAACTTCTATAGCTCTACCTACTCTTTCAAAGTTATCATTAGTAGGAGGATCAAATGTATCAGGTTTTTCTAATGCTTTTTCTAATCCTTGTTCTGTTTGTTTAATTTTAAATACTTGATTACTATAAGTTTTATATTCAAAATATAGAACTTGTATTTGATTATAAGAATCTTGTTGAGCATAAAAGTTTCTAGTATAATTAGCGTTACCTGGAAATTTTTGTATTTTTTCTAATTCCTCATCAGTTAACCATGGAAATTGTTTTTTAACTTCTACTAAACTTAAAGACTTAACTTCTCCTACATAATATATATCTTCAAAATTTGGGTCTTCTGTATAAGAATACACTAAATTAGCAGGATCTACATACTCTACATCTATACCATTAGCTAAATTAAAATTGGTTTTAACAGCTCCAATTCCAATAATTGTTAAATCCTGAATCATTCTTTTTTTAACTAACTCATATTTATTAGCTTGTAACACGCTATCAATAGCTTCTTCTTCTGCGATTTCTATAGATTGTTTATAACTAAGCTGCATATGCAAGTCTAAATCTTCTTGAGTTTCAGGTATATTATTAGGATCTGCTGAATTAAAGAAATCCATACCTGTAGCTTCTTTGGTAGCTTTTATCATCTCTTTAGCATACATATCACGCATTATTGCGTCGGCATATTTTGTTCTTTCTTTTAATGATTCAGGATCTTGAGCAAACGCTTTTATATCAAAAATTCTTTGTGACATTCCATTTACTATTATATCAACAAATTTAGGTATAATAGGGACTGGTTTCCAATCTAAATTTAAATAAGATAAATCACCATTTACAGCTAATTCATCTTTATATTTTTGCACAGGTTGTTCTCCTCTAGCATATAATCTTAATCTATGGAAGTTTAACCAACTATTTTGGTATCTATTTCCCATACCTCCTCTATCTCCAGAAAACCACTCTCCTTCGATGGCTCTACCTACTGCATAACCATATTCCATTGTTTGCTTTTCCGCGTCTGGTACTACCTGACTGGGAAATGAACCTGCGTAATTGTATGTTATCATTTATTTTATTATTTTAGAAAAACCTCCTTTATTATTATATTTTTTAAAACCTAATGGCGTAGGAGTTATTTCTTTTTTATATATAGGTTTGTACATATTTTTATTACAACCCATTATAGCTAGTCCTGAACTAATAGAAGCATCATGTCTGGTTCTATTATTTATATCAAATTTAGCCCAATCTTCTAATGTTTTTTGAAAATACATATCCCCATACTTTAAGTTTAAATTACCTACATAAGTTTCTATATAAGATTCTATTGCAGCAGCATGGGCTTGTTTAATATCTTCACTTGAATTTGGTATGCCACCTATTTCTCTCTCAGTAACAGAAAGTTTCATTAATAGTTTATCTGGTCTATTCATAGAAAACCCTCTATATCCTCTTCTTTTAAAATGATATAAAAGTCGAGGTTTATTATTTTCCGCTAATATTGGCATTCCATAAAACACACAAGCCATTAAAACATCTTCAAAAAATATTTCAGCAGTTTGTGGTCTTGATATATATTCTAAAAAAAACATATTTGGAGGTACGTTTTCCATAGAAAATTTTGTAAGTCCGTGTAAAGAACCATTAGATCCTCTTGCATCTACAGTTCCTGATATATCATAAGGGTCACACCCAAAACATCCAGTATGTTTATTACCTGGAAATCTTACTCCATTTTTCATTATTACATTGTTTTGTAATTGAATAGGAGGTACCCATGAAATATTAAATCTACCATGTTCATTAGGCATAAACAAAACTTTGGTATCTTTAACACCGTGTTCCCATTGGAAAGATCCTTTGGTAACCATATTATAACTTTTTGAATCTTCATTAAAATCTATTTGTTCATATATTTTAACTAGATTAAATAAAGATGCTTTAGATTCATCTCTAAATGCATGTTGTGTTGTTCGAGGAAACTGTCTGTAGAATTCATTTAAACCATTTTGATCTTCTTTTAAACCTTCTACTTCGTTTTCCCAATATTCTATAACTCCAATTTCTATTTTTTCACCCTTTGGGCCATGTTTAGCTGTTTTCGGTGTGTCGAATACAGGTAATCCATAAGAATCAATGTATCCCTCGTAGTTCCACTCCATAGGAATGAACAAAGAATAGAGTCCTGAGCGAGTCTGTCCGTTGGCGTTTCTTTTAGTGACGTCTGAATCATCATATAGTTTTTTGAAATTATCCCCTCCTTTATCTAACGCATTTGAAGTAGAACCCATCATACATTTTCCAATAATCCTACTACCTAATCTTAATGTTGTTTTTGTAACCCTCCAATTATTTAGAATATTATTAGGTCTTTCCCATTTACCTGATTCATCATGTACTAATAGTTTTAATTTTTCACCATCATAACTATTATCTCCAGTATTTTTCCAGTCAATTGTTGTATCAAGTCCTTGTAAATCCTCTGCTTCAGTTCCTAATTCTATTTTTCTTCTAGTAAATTTAGAAGCTGGTACTCTGTACGCTAATTCGGTTTTAGGTCGATCCATACCGTCTTGAATCGGTTTAAAGAAGAAAGGATAATTAACTGATATAGGAACAACTTTATCGGTAAACATCTTTTTAGCATCGGGTCCAGTTTTAGATAATATTCCATATCTTGAATCACTAGATATTGTGGCTAAGTTTACTACTTCTCCTGACGCCATAAAAGAAAAACCAGAACGTCTATTTTTTAAATAACACATTCCATAGCATCTTACATCTGCTTTACAAGCTTCCCAAAATATAAAGAATAATCTATTAGCTTCTCTAAAATCCGGCGCTCCTACATCAATCTTACTCCATTGTAAATACATGTAATGAGTACCTGTTAAGTAAGTAGGAGTTTTTTTGTTATAATACCAAAAACCTTCTTCTCGCTTTTTAAATTCCTGATCTATATATGTAAACCACTTTTCTTTAAAATCTTGTGGATATTGTTTCCAATCAAAAACTGTTTTAATTCTATTTAATTCTTTAGGATATTCTGTTTTTTCAAATTTATTAGTTTTAAATTTGTGTACAACTTTAGGTGGTGCTGGAATAGCTATTTTTAAATTTTGGATTTCATATATTTCTCCTATCGTACCATCTCTACTTATAACAATAATATCATGTTCTTTATTGTATCCATATTCCCATTTTTTATTTTTATTATTTCTTTTTATTATATGGGGCTTTATATGGTTTTTTAATATTTTATATAAAGTTTGTATATACATTATTTAGACCTTCCTTCTGCAAAACCTTTGAAAGGTTTTTCTTTTTTAACTTCTTCTTTAGGTTTGTCCTCTAACATATTCTTTTCTTCTTCAATTCTATTTAGAATTTCAAAAGCATCAAATATAGCTAACTTTTTAGTTGCAGCAGCATTTTTTAATCTATCTGCAGATATGTCATCATCTGAATCTACAATAGGTTCTTTAGCTACTTTAATTAATTCCTCTACTGCTACTTGTCCAGCTTGGATTATATTCTTCTTGGTTTCCTTTGTTTTCATATTTAATTACAATATCATTTGATTTCATACAGTATAATCGCTCTCCTTCAATCACAAACTCCCATTCTCCATAAGGAGTATAACCTACTAAGTCTCCTGGGTTTATTTTCTTATCTTCTAATGAACTATTACCATATTTTAATATCCCTATAAGCTTTTGTTCTTTTTCATTGCTTAAAGTAGATTTATTTTTTATAGGTTTTATAAAACATCTATCATTAAAACTTTTCCACTCTCCATTTTGTTTATATAAATAAATTTGATCTGGTTGACAAAAATATAAGTTATCTTTAAACCAAGATCTACTTTTTTTTTGTTTTCCCATAGTATCATAAAAAACTCTAAATACATTTTGATGAACTATTATTGTATCACCTACATTTATTCCAGTATAATAAGCTAAAGGACATGATTTTACTATAGCATGCCTATTAACAAATTTAAAACTTTCTATTTTAGTATTTAAAATTAAACTTTTATTCTCTACTTGAACTTCATTACTATATGTTTCACCTAGGGGTTCTACGATAAAATCATATAAACTTTTCATTAATATTCTAAATCATACTCAACGGATATTGCCATGTTAGAATTAAACTTCTTCCAAGGCAATACCTCATTGTTTTTTTTTATATAAATATTATATGAATTATCTTCTGGTTCTAAAATAATATGAGAAATAATATGACCGCCGTAAACTTGTTGTCCTACTGCATAATGCATTGCATCATTTTTATAATCAGAACCAATACTGATTTTACGTATATTATTTTCCATTATTACTTTCTACTTCATCTTCTTTAACTTTTTCAACTTCAGTAAAACTACCGTCATTTAAATCTATAGATATTTCACCATAGGTTTCTTGTAAACCAGTTTTAAATTTTTCTATTAAAGTTTGATTTGCTTTAAACTCTTGTATTAATCCGTCTTTAGAAACATCTAGAGATCCTAATTGCATAGCTATTTGATTTGATTTGCTAATTAGTCCATTTACTTGTTCTAATTCTTCTTTTGTAATTTTGTTAACTTTTTTACTCATAATTTGATTTAATTTAATTGTTAATAATTGTTTTTAATTTATGTTTCATTTCTCATGGCTACAAAATCACCAGCTGTAGTACTTGTACTTAATACATAATCTACTTTTACTGGTAATACATCACCATTGTTTAAGTTTTGAAACAATACTCCATCACTCACTGCTGGTAATAAACTTTGTATACTATCTACTCTTACCGTAGCGTTAGCGCCTCCAGTAGAAATAGTTACTATATCTCCTAGTTTATAACCAGATCCTGCAGCGTTAATAGCTACAGCAGTAACTGCACCAGTTGTAACAGTTGTATTAACTGTTAAACCAGATCCATCACCTGTAGTTGTTGTAGCAACCCCAGTACCTCCAGTGTAACCTGAACCACCATCGGTTATTGTTAAATCAGTGACAGTATTTTGTGCACCAACTGTTCCTGCTATAATTACATTTACATCTTTACTACCAGCGCCGTCACCTACGTATATAACAGAACCCGCTAAGTATTTACCTAGACTTCCTGTTTGGTTCATAAATTCCCATGCTGGAAGACCATCGATAGTATCGGATTTAGTAATCACTATAGCGTTTCCAAAATATCCCATTTTAATTTGTTTTTATTGTTATTATTTTTTGTTAAATATATTGCTTGCCTTTTCTGTCGTGCGTCCGCCGAAATAGGCTAAAACGACGGCCATCATGACCTTTTCGAAAGTATCATTCCATAATTCATTAATATGAAAAGGTATAGTTTCAACACTGTCTAAAATACCAGCCATTGAAAATATACATATACACCATATTAATACTAGTGGACGTACGTTTTTTGACATCCATGAATCTGACATGGAGTCTGCTTCCCACCTTGAGGTGATAGCTTCTATTTCTTTATTTTGTTGTTCAAATATTATTTGTTGTAGTTTTACTTTATCTTCAGCAGGTGCCTCAGATTTAGTAATAGCTTCAATAGCTTCTTTTGGTGAGGTTACTCCTTGTAATACATTTCCTAAGGTAGGATTTATTACAGAAGCTGCTCCAAACAATAACTGTCCAACAGTTGTGTCTTTAAATTTCTTCTTTGACATTTTATATAATTACTTGTTTTTATGTTTTTTTACTAGGCTATTGTCCAAGATTTGCTACCGATTTTAATGTTTCAAATCTAATAGTTCCTGGAGAATTTTTTTCTCTTTCTGCAAGCTCAGTACTAAATGATTCCCATTCAGGTATTGTAATTTCAAAGTTATTTGTTTTACGTTTCATGTCCTCAAAATCATAACCTACATTTCTAAATCTATCAGAATAATCTTGGGCAGAAGAAGCCCTATCTCTTAAATCTTGAAAGTTGTGAATATTTCTCAGCGATTGTCCACTAGGATTCGCGGCATAACCTCCTGCAAGGTTTTTTGCAGATCCTGTATTTTGAGTAGATATAGGAAATTCTGATATTACAGGCATCTCTTGACCTATTGCAACACCATGTTTATTGTAAATATCTTGTTGTGATAAAGCCGCATTTAAAGCTTCTTCGCCTTGGTTGGCAGCATTTAATAAATACTCATGTCTTTCGTTCGCAATTTTAGCTGCTTTTTCCGCATCTTTATTAAACTTACTACCGAAATAAGTACTACCTTTTGTACCAGCAGAAAGATCTCCACCCTCATTAAGTAATCTATCTTGATATCGTTTTCTTTCCTCAGCTATAGTTAAAATTCCCTCATCCATTTCTGTACCATCTTCAATTTTTGACCTTCTAGCATTAGTTAGCATTGGGTTATGAATAGAGTTCATTGTATGATGGCGAGAACTTAAATAAGGATATTTTTTATCTGTACCATATTCTTCCGCATATGGAGCCATTATGCTATTAGCAGCATTTGTTACTTTACTATATGTATCTGTTCCTCTAACCGCTTTTTTTCTAGCTAATTCCTTAGCCCAAAAATCTTCCATAGTAGTATTAAAATTACTCATAGTTGAAGCACCAAGGTTATTTAGAGCTGCTATTTGAAATTGAGGTTTTTTAATTTTAAATCCCATAATTATTATTGATTTTGATATGCTTCTTTTTCCCACTTAAATCCTGGCCAACCTTCTTCTCTCCATTGTCCTTCATAGAGTATTTTACCATCTTTTCTAGGATATTTCACTCCATCAAATAATAGATAATCATCTTCATAATCCATACCTTTCTCACCATTAGAAATATGAAATTCTTTTACTTGTAAATTATGAGTCTTTTCATGATTATAAGTCTCTTGTTCTTGTAATGGAGATAGTTTTTCATTAATTAGAATACTACCATTTTTAGTAGCCATTCCTCTAGTATTATCATCCATTGGTGTGTGATACACAGGGGTGTGTAAAGTCTCTTTGCAATATGGAGCACCTTTCATTTTAAAAGACATATTATATAGGTTTCTCTACAACGTAACGTGCCCCGGGGAACGTATAATCGTAACCGGGGTACATTACCTTTGTATATCCTCTATCATCAGTTCCTAATACTTTAAAATCAACTCCTTTCATAGTGATTTTATTTCCTGGTATAATGTTTTGAGGTTGATTAATATCTGGGCTATTTCTTAAATAACCAGTTTTTGATATATTCACTTGCTTTATATGTATTATAAATAACAGCTAGTACAATAAAAAGTCCTAAACTATAAACCATTACTTCATATGCTTCATATGTCATTGTTGTAAAATTTGCAATAATTCCACATATTGCATAATAAGCTATAAATATTAAATTAAATTTCATTATATTTTGTTTTTAGTTACCTCTCTTCTTGTTTGGATTTGTTACATAAGCATCAGTATCATCAAATAAACTAGAAGTTCCAATATCAAATATTTTTCCTTCTTTAGCCATTTGTCTTGTTTTAGCAAAATGATCTTGTTCATACCTTTTTTGTCTATATGCTTCATCACCAGCAGCTCTACTACCACCTAATGTGAATCCTACATTACTTCCACCACCAGTATGTCCTGGATCTGGAGTGAGTAAGTCAACTGCTTGAACACCAAGATCTCCTAACGTTCTAGCGCCAGTTCTTAGTACTTTTTTACCAAAATCAAATCCTTTTCTAAAGATGTTTTGTTTTGCTGGATGTCCATGCATGTAATCTCTGTGTGTTGCGGATTGATCTCCATGTGACGCACCTGTGTGTCCATGATAATTTGGATCAGTTCCTTTATAATGAGCATAATCTGTATGCGTTGCAGATTGATCACCTTTCATAGCACCTTTATGAGGGGCTGGTGAATTTGGATCTCCCATTGCATTATATGCTCCTGACATATCTTTTATGTCTCTTGAATCTGCTAGATTTTTAGCTGGATGATGAGTTTCATCATTTTCTAAATAATGTAATCTTGCAGAAGCACTTAGGTCTTTGTTATGTGCTTCTTTGGCATCATAACGTTCTTCCTGTCTTCTTGAAAACCTTGGATGGTTTCCTGAATATTCTCCCATTTTTTTTAGTTTTAATAAAACCCTGCTAGAAAACTAACAGGGATTTATGATTAATTTATTTTAAAATATCTCCGTTATGAAGAAGCTGGTACTGGAGATGTATTAGAAATCGTGAATTGATTCCAAACCATCTGAGCACCTGCACCATCTTTACCTAATTGAGCAGCAGCTGCAACCCCACCTGGGTTAGCAGACATAGCTTTTCTAATAGCCATTGAAGGCATGTCTCCAGCTACTGTTATTGCAGTAGGTTTGTTAGTTCCAGCGCCTGCACCAATAGTTGCACTTGCTCTAACTTGTAATACTAATACTCTACCACTAATTTCTGAAGTAACCGCTGGTCTTGCAGCAGCTTCTTGATTTGCCGCAGCAGCAGCTACACTAGAAGCATTGCTTCCTTTTAATACTACTGTTACTTTGTCAACGGTACCTGCACCGCCAGTTAAACCGTCGTATACGCTTTCAATGTCGTCTACGTTAACATATCTCCATCCAGAACCAGCATCTAAACCGTTTCCACTATTTTGAATGTTAAATTTAATAAATCTTGCCATTTTGTTGTTGTTTTTGTTGTTGTTGTTGTTATTGTTTGACTTGAGTTTTATACAGTTCTCATACTGTTATTTTTTCATACGAGCTTTTTGAGCAGCAGTTGGGCCAGATCCAGCACCTTTTAATTTAGCATTAGCTATAGAGCCAGCTATTTTAAGTGCTGAAGTTCTTGACTTGCCATCTCTCATAAGTTCATCTACTAGACTTTCAAAACTCATAATTTATCTTTTAGCGCATTCAGTAATAGGCATTCCTTTATAAGAAACAGGTGCTTTTAATATTTGCATACCCTTTATACCTGAACTAGAACCCATACCATGAGGTCTTCCAGTTTGATCTAGTGGCCCATCCCATATATGAGATTCTCCAACTATACCAACTTTACTTCCTGGTTTTAATCTTTCCATTGCTGGATCATATTTTTTGTTGTGCATAATTATTGTTTTAACTTAGTTTATATAATTCTTCTAATTTATTTTGTGGACTTGCTGCTATTTCATTACCACCTACTTTATTCATTACTTCATTTACTACTTCGTTTTTAAATTCTGATTTATCAGCTGGATCTATTTCTGATGAAAAAGTATTTACAGCTTCTTTTTGAATATCATTTTTAACAGCATTAGGTTTTAAGGGATCAGTTAGTGATCCTACAACAGTATCAGGAACTTGTGGTGCACCTGTAGGTAAACTAGTAGGTTTAAAATCTCCACTACCAAATCCTCTATTTTCAATAGTAGCACCTGTTACCTTATCTTGTCTCGTATTAGCATTATTAGCCCCCCAATTTACATTTACACCTGCAGCATTCATAGCTCCTTGATCAAATCTACCTCCTTCATTACCTCTTTGATCATACGCACCAACTCTAAATTGTTGATTAAATGAAGCGGCTTGATTTTGATCTATATTTGCTTGTGACCAGTTGTTTATCCCTTGTGAACCTGGAACTATTTGTCTCAATGGAGGTGTTCTACGTGATATTTTTCTTCTTCTTGCCATTATAACCAGTTTTGAGGATTAATTTTTCTCAAGAAATTTCCAAAACCAGTACCTGTGTTAGTTCGCTCTCCTTGTTCGTTACGCTGAGATCTAGCTTGTTGATTCAGTTTAAAGTTATCTATTTTCTTTTTAAGTCTTTCAGCTTTAACAAGTTTACCGTCATTTAAAGCTTTCTTATATCTTGCATCAAGTGATGGTAGATTTCTTTTATGAAAACCAAACTTGTTTACATGCTCTGGCATTTCTTTAGTTAATAGATCGTCATCCATAAAACTATATGGGTTTATAGTATTACTGTTGTCATTAGCGTCTGAATCAGTTGTAGATTGAGGACTAGCATAAGTTCCTAAAGTAAAATTAGTATCAGGCATATTTACGCTAGGTAAAGCTACTGATCCCGCAGATCCTTGAGGTGTATTACCATGATATCTAGTACTAGTAGGGTCAAGTGTGTTTTTTAACCTATTAATCTCTTCCATAGCATTATAACCAGCATTAGCAGCTAACGTACCTACTTGCTTTAATGGGTGATTCATTTCTCTTTCATGTTCTTCACCAAACATTATTTTAGCAGCTTTTTTTGTTTTATTATTAAAACTCATTTTATCTATTTTTATCTATATTTACATTATCAATAGAAGTTCTTAAAACTTTATTACTATATGTATTTTTTCTCATTATAATATTTCTTCTTTCGCTTGTAGGAATATCTTCGTATCCTAACATTATTTTATATATTTTATTTATAAGCTGCTTTCCTTTAAAAGAAACTTTATAAATATTGTATTTTTGAGTAGTTCTATTACGATTCCTCCATACTACTACCCATTCATTTTTAATAAGTCTACTCCATCTTTTCTTATCCCAACTGTAAGAATAAGAACCTTCTTTAAAATCTTTTATAGTAAAAAGATTTATACAATCTAAATATATTAATAATTCTAAATCAGCGTTATTTAAGCCGTTGTTTTTACAAGCCCATCTGCGTATTATACGGTAATGTTTAAGTAGATTAAGATTTTTTAAATCTTCTACGTCTAGCCTTTTCATAAAACAACGACCACATCTTGTGATTTTATAACATGATATGTATTATTTTCTACTTCAATTTTATGACCTGCGTGGCGATCAAAATAAATAACATCATCTTTATTTAATCCATTTATTTCATCACCTACAGATAAAACTGTAGCTTTTGTATATCTAATATCTTCTTTATTTTTTTCAGTCAACAATAAACCACCTTTTGTTTTAGTAGTTCCTTGTTTAGCTTTTTCTATTATTAAATTTCTACCTATTGCCTTCATCAACTCTTAAATTATTAATTACACAATCTGTAGATAAAATAGTAGTAGCTACTGAAGCTGCATTTTTTAAAGCACTTTTAGTTACTAATAAAGGATCTATTATTCCTGTTTTAACCATGTCAACAATTTCTCCATTTAGAACATTTGTTCCATATCCATCTTCTGCAGGTATTGTTATTTCTTCAACTCCAGCATTTAATAAAATAATCTTATATGGTGATAATATAGACGCTGTTAATATTTTTTCTCCTTGATTTTTTTCATCTACTTTCATAGCTGCGTTTAATAAAGCTACTCCTCCTCCGGGGACTATACCTTCTTTTATTGCAGCTTTTGTTGCACAAATAGCATCTTCAGCTCTATCAAGTTTCTCTTTTAATTCTACTTCAGAATCCGCACCTATTTTTACAACAGCAATTTTAGCAGCTAATCTTGCTAATCTTTTTTCTAAACTTATAATTTTCTCTGGAATCTTACAAGTTTTTAATTCTTTTTTTAATTCTTTAATAATATTTAAAGTTTCAGGTTTAGTGTTTTGTATTTGGATTATTGTTTCATCTATACTAGTAACACTTTTAGAACAAGTACCTAAAAAATCAATATCTATAACGCTCATATCATCTCCTAAATCTTCATTTATTACAACAGCGTTAGTTAATAAAGCAATATCATCTAATATTTGTTTTCTCTTTATACCTAATACCGGAGCTTCAATTACATTAACTTTAATATTACCTTTAGTTTTATTCATTGCTAAAGCACTTAAAACATCAGGTTCTAAATCTCCTATAATTAAAAGAGATTTTTTGTTTTTAATAATATATTCTAGAACACTTTGTATTTGTCTAATATTAGATACTTGAGAATCAATAATAAGAACAAGTGGATTATCTAGTTCTGCAGTCTTTTTTTCTTTATTAGTTATAAAATGAGGACTAGTAATTCCTTTTGGATATTGAGCTCCATCTATTATTTCTACTTTAGTTTCTCCTGAAACTGAAACTTCCATCATAACTACTCCTGTTTTATCTACTTCTCTAAAAGCATCAGCTATTAATTTTCCTAAAACTTTATCATTATTAGTAGATATAGTAGCTACATTATCTAGCATTTTATCTTCAACAGGTATAGATATATTATCTAAATATTTTAAAACTTTTTTAACAGCTGAATTTATACCTTCTTTAATTTCTCTTACATTTTTTTTATCTAAAACCTCATAAGCTTGTTCTAAAATTGCATGTGCAAGTACTGTTGCAGTTGTTGTCCCGTCTCCAGCTTCTTGTACGGTTTTTTTAGCAGCTTGTTTTAGTAATGTAGCACCCATGTTTTCAACAGGATCTCTTAATATTATATTTTCTGCTACAGTAACACCATCTTTTGTTATAATAGGATTACCTCCTTTATCTTCAAGTATTACACACTTACCGCTAGCTCCTAATGTGGAGCTAACAGCTTTAGTGAGTTTTTCAATACCTTCAAATATTTTGGTCTTAGCTTTGTTGCCAAAGTTAAGATTTTTAACTATCATATTTGACATAATTTAATTTAATTTAATTTAATTGTTATTTAAAGGTTTTTACGACTTTAGGACCTTTTAAGAAATCTACTTTTTTAACATAATGCTCTACTGATCCATCAATAGCGCTTTCTGCTCCTTCAATAGTTTCACGTCTTGTAACGTCGTGCCAAGTATCTTTATCTGGATCTTGGTATTCAGTTTGATAAAAACCGTTAGGTAATTGGGTTATTCTCCAGTTCTTTTTGTCTGAGAGATGTTTCCAAAGGTTAATGGTTTCTTCTGAAATTTGTGGTTGACTATTCCACGTTCTAGTCTGATAATAAAACGTCATAATTTTGGTTTTAATTTAATATTTGGTTTATGTCCTAACCCGGACCGGGTATATGTTTATTATTACTGGTTTTTGTTATTTTTTACTTAAACGCCTATGACATTCTCTATGTCTGCAGATGATACAGTAAGTACTGAATCTATATTTGAATATGATACACCTATTACGTCATTTCCATAACCTAGAGCCGTAGCAGTAAAACTTAAATAAGGTACTGTACTAAAATTAGCATAAGCTCTTATGTTAGTACCTGCTACTGTTGGTGCTGTATCTGGATAATCATATAAATATTCCATTATACATATTTTAAGATACCCAGTACTTGTTATAGCACTAATAGC